CCACGCTCATCGGTCCACGCTGCGATCTGGATAACCGCTGCTTCCAGAGCCGTTTCGTTCAGGTCAACACCGGTCGAGGGGCTGTTGTAGTTAACAGCACCGCTAACCAGCGGGTGACCGACGCGGCTACCGCCAGAGTTGTTACCAAACAGGGTGGTACCGTCACCGCCAAGGTAGTTGCCGTTGAACCCGTTGTTCAGGATCGACGCAGCTTTTACCTGCTTGGTGTACGCCATCGCACGGGCCAGAGCCTTGGTGTAGCGAGCCGACAGACTGTCGTAGAGGTTGTCTTCTACGGCTTCTTCGGTGATCGCAAAGCCAAGAGCAATAGTCTCGTGGGTGTAGCGAGCGGTCCACGCCTCTTGCGCGTTGTCATACGCGATAGCGGAGCCTTCCGTCTTGACCGGTGCAGCCGCGAAGCCGGAGAGTTTCGTCTCCTCTTCAAAGCTACGCTCGGACGTTTCGGTGTCATAAACTTCCTTGTGCTCTTCGCCGTAGCGCGAATACTCCATGCCGAAGAGGGCGTTGAGGCCGGGAAGAAGCTCTTTAAGGAGCTGGGAACGTGAAATAGCCATTGTTCGTTACTCCTTATACGCCGAGCGGGTTGAGGTAGGAATGAACACCTTGGTTGAACTTAACCAGAACTTCTGGGTAAGCGTCATCCGGGGTGATGATGTCCACAATCCGCATAGCCAGCGTAGTGGTCGATGCACAGGTAGCCCAGTTAGTGCCAGTATCCAGTGCGGTGTTAGCCAGACCGGTAGTGGTGCTACCAGAGAAACCCGACAGGGGTGCGTTCTGACCGATTGCACCGCGAGCGCCGTTGGTCTTGGAACCAACAACCGTCGCAGCTTGGATCGAGTAAAGCTGATCGGGATCGTCGCACACCCGGATATAGATGTCGCGGTAGCCAGCCGTGTACGCGCCGGTAGGCAGGTACTGACCGAATACCGTGTACTTCAGGGTCGGGTCGGTGTAACGAACACCTACGCAGACGCCCAGAATACCCGCCGTACCGTCAGAAGAGGTAGCCGTGTATTTTGGAGCCACGGGGGTAGCCGTGATTGCCGTGGGAACACCGTTGGTGTTCATGTAAATGACAGAACCCGTGAAGTACGCCGCAGCTACGTTGCTGGGGAGAAGATACTCACGGATTGCGCCACCGTTAAAGGCCTGTCCACCGATCAGGTTGACCGGCTTCAAGCCAAAAGGCGTTGCAGATGAAGCCATGTAAAAGTCTCCAGTTAGGTTCCGTTACCAAACCCGGTTCCGCGAGTTGTTGACGTTTTACGGTCAGAGAACAGCGGCATACGCGGGTCATTGTTACGCATAAAGTGGTTATCCACCGAATCCATTTGCCCCTGTGCTTGAGTTGCGTAGTACTCATCACGGGATTGGATCATTTCAATCGGGGCCTTGCAGAGCATGAGGCCACCGATCTCCACGTTTCCAGTAGCGGCATTCCCAAAGAGCATAAGCTCGGGATGATCCACTGCCTTCACCGGTTCCCATCCTTCCCGCAGCTTGCGCGATACGTTCGACGGATCAGCTTGCCCAAGTACATGGGTGGCTACCCACCGATAACCGTACCCCGGCTGGGGAGTTGGGTCAGGAAGCGTGCTCGGTGGTGTGTACACCATACGAACAGGCCTCTTTTCGCGTGATTCTAGTTCACGAGCCATTCTGGATTGGTCAGCCATTGCTTCTCTCCATTTTTGCCACTGCTTCAGCATATTGCTGCGGAGTCAAACCAAGACGTTTTGCTAGCGTAAGCTGCGACGTATTCAGTCTGATCTTTTTAGCTCCCGTGGAACGTGTCCCCGGTGCCACTACCGTCGCGGGCTTTTTGGAGCCATCACCAGACGGCGATCTCGTTTCTGACTCCCCAAAGAAGTCTCGAAACGTCGATCTCAAGCGGGCGTTAAGGTGCCCGAAGTATTCATCAGTGCGGGGGTCTACCCCCGAATTCACTAGCTTTTGATGCAGCCCTAGTGCAAAGCTGGTCATTTCCTCATGGCCGGGAGTCCCGAACCACTGATTCTGCGCCTGCCACCGAAGAGTCTTTTCATCGACTTGCGGTGTTTGCGGAGTCTCTTGAGGTATATTTACAGGATAATCATCAACCTGTAAAGCGATTGGATTGAAATTTCTTGCCGATTGAGCGCGGAGTTGTGCATCGGTAAGCAATTGTTGTGCTTCAAGGATCGCGTCTGTATCCCCAAGCTCATATGCTTCCTTGTACTTTTTCTTCGCCATCTCAAGCGAAGTTTCCGCAGCGGTACGTGCCGTTTCAGCAAATTGCTTGCTGCCGGTATTTACCACTTCTTTAAGCTGGCGGTTCTCACTAATAAGCTGTTGCGCGAGGCGCTCAAGCTCAAGTTTCTCCCGCATCGTGGACTCTTTTGCCCGACGCTCATCATGCCGTGCGTGAGTAAGCTCCTTGATGCGTTTCTTCACACCCTCGGAGTAATTCTCAAGCTCGTCATCAGACGGCTCTTCCACCGGACGCGCAAGCGGCTTACGCCCCCTGTCTACCTCCGGGGTATCGTCAACAATCTCCAATTCAATCTCTTCACCCGCAGCCTCGGAAGGCCGCTCTGTCTCGTCAGGAAACTTGTAGTCGTCAGCCATACATCACTCCATGCGCCATAGGCGGTTTAGTTACACAGCAACGCGGGTTATTCCGCGAGGATCAAGTACTACGGCCTCGACCTGATCATCATTGATGACCCGGAACTCTTTGCCGTAAATCTTGAAACGCGTACCGGTGTAGTTACGCACCAGCACGAAATCGCCCACCTTGCACCACGGCCCGGTAGGGAACTTGGTCTGATCCTTATAGGCGTCAGAACCCATCTTGAGGACAAACAACACCGACGTTGCGTGCTCTTCAGCCCGCATTGCAGATGAGGCTTTCAACAGCGATGTACCGTCGAATTTCTCCGATACATCCGGCACGACACACAGCAGCTTCCAACCCGTGGGGTCTGGCAGCATTGTCGCCCGTTGCTCTTCTGTTTCCGTGTCATCGGGCGTATCACGCTCAATGATCGGCTTCGGCATTGTCACGCCGTGAGGCAAGATAAAATCAGTCATCATCAGTCTCCAGTTTCTCAAGCAGGTCCATCAAGTGTCGCTCTGCCAACGCTAGGCCCTGAATCACGCCGCAGAGGTGTTTGTACGCTTCAAAAGACTGACACTGACCGGTAGCAGCGTCGTCCGCGAAGTTGTTCATATCAGCGCGTATTTTGTCTCGCAATACGCGGGCGAAGTCATTCACCATACATCAGTCCTTTTTAGCGGGGGGTTTCTTCTTGTCGGGACTCTCGGAACTCCCCGGCTCCGATTTATTGCGACTGGACTCCATGCCCAACCGCAGCCCTTCACGCATCTGGTTAGCGTCGTCCCTCTCTTTCTGGAGGCCCAACTTCAACCCTTCGCGTGTCTGATTAGCATCCTCACGTTCCTTGTCGAGGCCAAGTTTCAGTCCTTCACGGGCAAACTTGCCCTCCATCTCATCCTTTTTAAGCTCCATCGTGAGCATGGACTTCTCATACTCATGCTGCATCTGCTCACGCCGCAGCGCGAAGTCCTGCTCCATCTGCTCTCGCTTCAACTGAAGCTCCTCCATCGACCGCTGCATATCGGCCTGAACCCGCTGCCCTTGAATCTGAACCTCCTGCTGTTTGATCTGAAGCTCTTGCTGCTGCATCTGCACCACAGGGTCTTGCGCTTGCTGTTGCGCCTGCATCATCTGAGCCTGTTGTTGTGACTGCTGCAACTGCTGCTGGCTTGCTTGTGCCAGCATGGTCGAGAGAGCGACCTCCACCTCCGGCGTAAGCTGCTCCTCCTCGGGGGGCAGGGGCAGGCCAAGCTGACTCTCGATCTGCTGGCGATACTCAAACCCAACGTGGGCGGCGATGTGATCCTGCAACGCAGCCATGATCTGCTGAGCTTTCGGATTCTGCCCCATCTTCTGCTGGATCATGGGGTCTTGCATCATGGAGTTATGCACGGCGAGGTGTGCCGCGTGGTCCTGATGCCGGAACGCTTTTATCGGCTCACTCATCAACGCTCGCGCATTCTCCGTCACGGGGTCCATCGGCTTGAGGTCATTCTTCAACGGCACCAGCTTGGCTGCGTTCTTTATCCCTAGAACGTCCAGCATTCCCCGGTGAAGCTCCGGTAGGTCGTAAATATCCGGGGCCATCTGAGCCATCTGAATAACGGCCTGATACTGCACGATCCGCTGGGCCATAGTAGCCGCGTTGGGATCGGACACCGGCAGGATGTCCACGTGCTCATAGTCTTCTTTCTTCGCCTTGGGCGTACCCGTCTCAGGCTCGTAGTTGTAGGAGTCCTCCGTGTAGTCACGGATGATCTCAGCGAGGAGCTTCAACTCCTGCTTCAACGTGTAGTGAATCCGCGCCTGAACAGCGGAGAGCGGTTTAAGCTGCCGCTCCAGAATCGCCAGCGTCGTACCAACCGGGGCTTGTGACCCCATGTCACTGATCTTCACATCTGCCGTAGCGGCGAAGCGGCGACCATCCTCAATGATAGTCCCCAGCAACTGGAGCAGAGTCTGGCTAGGCTCCTTATAAGGAAGGGGCAGAATGCTATCCCGGATAGTCCCGGACCCTACGTCCACATCCCTGAACTCACCGGGGGAGATCGGCGTGTCATCTCCCTTGATCCGCAGGCTACGTGATTTGAGTCCTCCGGGGAGGTTAGCCAGCGTACCGGCGTCCACAAGCTGACGGGTCAGCGACGTAGCCGACTTGGCGAAGTTACCGATCAAGTGGAACAGGCCGAAGCCATATGAGCCAAAGCCGGGGATGTACTGATAGTGGACGAAGTGCTGACGCTTCAAGTTCAAGTCGTCTTCTTCCCGCCAGTTGCGGCGGATAGCCAGTACGTCATTAGACCCTTTGATCAGGGTGACCACATACGGCAGGGCAACGTCGTTCTCGTCCCCGTCGAGGTTCAGGTCCGCATGTGCCTCGTACAGCGTGTACCGCTCATCGTGGATGTCGCTGAACCCCGTCTCGCTGTCCTTCGCCTTCTTTATATCACTGCGGGTCTTGTCTGGGTCTGGGAGGTCAATGTCCCGGTAGAAGCCAGCCTGCTGTAACCGCTTGATTTCATTCTTGGTTTTACGCATCACGTGGGTGACGCGGTGGCACATATAGATGTCAGACACGCCGTATGGCAGCACGACATCCTCTGCCGGGATGAACACAGCGATCTGGCGACCCAGACTTGGGTCGTAATAGATTTTCTTGAACGCGGAACCCGTCGCGGGCAGGTTCCACAGCATCTTCTCATGCTCCGGGCGGTACTCGATCATCCGCTCCGTAAGCTGATAGTTCATGTCTTCTTTGACGCGGTGGGCAGCCTCTAGCTTCTCAGAGGTTTCCTTGCCAATGATCTTCGTCATCACCGGCCCGCTCGACGGGAATGTCTCCATCACCGTCTCGGCTTGGAACCTGACCACAGCCTCTGTGATCATGGGGTGGACGACGCCACAGGCCCCGCTCCACGGCTCCATCCGCTCCTCGTATTTGAGGCCCATCAACTTCAGGCCTTCAACATACGTCTCTTCCCAGTCTTTGCGACTGGCAAGATCATTCTCAATATCGCCAGCAAGTTCTTCAGCCATTGACTGAAGCGCCGACTCGTCCATTGTCTCAGCCAAGTTATCGCTGAACCCGCCACCCAGACCGTCTGCACCGGGTTCGATCTCGATCTCCATACCGTCTGCGTTTATCCGCACGGCCTCCGGGTCTTCAATCTCAATCTCCAACGCCGGGGTATCTTCGCCCAACAGATCGGCCAGCCCGGACGGGGCACGGTTCAACGCCTTGTCGATGCTCATTATCGGCTCCTCAATCTCGCCCGGTTTGTGGCGGGATTATATACATAATCTTTAACTTTTCCTCCCTTGCTCAGTTTGACAGCGCGATCTTTCGCTCGCTCTTCTGCTGTCATGCTGTCTCGGGAAGCGCCTTCAGCGGTCAGCGTACCATCTTCGCGCATATGGCCCCGCTGTATAAGAATCTTTTTAGCCATCTCCTCATCCCCGCCGACTTGTGCAGTGAGGCGTTTGAGCAGGCTGTATCGACCCATGTGCTGCTGAGTAACCATCAGTAATACGCTGCCTTTCTGGGAGCATACTGGTAAGGCAAGTCTACCTCATCTGATGGGAGAGTAATAAACCCACCTTGTCTAAACCGCATAAGGGCAAGTGTGGTGGAGTCCACCAAGTCGTCGTTTCTCCCCGCCGGGAAGTCGTTACACTCCTCCATAACCTCTCGTGCCCAGCGCCGGTCAGGTGCCCACACGATCCCTGCGGAGAACAAATCAGCCACGGCATTGACCCGACTGATCTTGTCCTGACCCTTACCCGGAGTGAACTCCCCCAGCGGTACGCCCATCCGCCGCATCTCTTGATACAGCGCGGCACCGTTGGATTTCTTCTCCACAATGAAGGCATCCGGTTCCCACTCCTTATACTCCTCCAACACCATTCTCTTTAGCTCTGGAAACTCCATACGCTTCTTTATGGCGTTTAGAAGTATTATGTTGTGGTTGTTTGTTTCTTCATTGAAGAATATCCCCCACGTAGTAAGGGCGTTGTAGTCAGCCCGGTTGGATGTCTCCTGTGCAGCATCCAGAGCCATAATAATGAAGTCACACTGAGGCGGGTCGTCCTTCTCCCATATCTGCCACCACTCCCTCTTTATTAACGCACCTTCTTCCGCCGTGGGCTGCTGCATATACTGGGCTTGCCAGTACCGGGGGTCCATGCCCGCCCGCTTCGCCATCAACTCCTCCATCGGCCAGAAATCCGGCCACAGAGGCTTATCGTTCAAGATGGCAGGGAATTCGACTACCTCCCACTCATCTGCGTCATCATTCCTCGTCATGTGGTCGATGATCTGCCCGGTCAGGTCAAGTTTTGACCACCGCGTCATCACCACGATGATGGCACCACCCGGCATCAGTCGCTGTATGGGGCCTGACTGGAACCACTCCCATGCGGGGATGAAGACATCTGGTCTTCCTTGCTTGGCTTCCTGCTCTGAGTGAGGATCATCAATAATAAATAAGTCAGCGCCGCGCCCAGCGAGAGCACCGCCCACACCAATAGCAAAATACTCCCCGTTAAAGTTAGTACCCCATCGGCTAGCCGACTTACTGTCTGCTTGAAGCTCAACTTGCGGAAAAACCTCACTGTACAGGTCGCTCCCTACCAGATTTCGTACTCGTCTACCGAAGTTCACCGCCAGATCGGCAGTGTGCGAGGCCATGATGATCTTCTTCTGAGGGAACTTCCCCAGAAACCATGCTGGGGCAAGGTAGGAAATCATCTCCGACTTGCCATGTCGGGGGGCAATGTTGACGATCACCCGCTTTTTCTTACCTGATGCAATTTCTTCAAAGATTCGGGCCAGTTTTCTGTGGTGTGGCCCCACCATAT